AAGAATAACGATCTCCCAGTTCTAATAACTGATGTGGAGTTAGACAATTTTGTAAAACAAAACGATAACACAGGGTTATACACTTCAATATGGAGATATAACGACAAGAGCCTGGATTCTGCTACTAGATTAGCTTCTCTTTACTTTGATATTGATAATAAAGATCAACAAAAGTCTTTAAATGACTGCATAAAGCTTTATGAATATTTGTCTAATTTTATACCCAAACATTCTATCGTTGTTTACTTTACAGGGAAAAAGGGTTTCCACATTGAATGTGAAGCAATAGCCCTTGGTATAAACCCATCAAACAACTTACCAAATATATTTAGATTCATAGCAGAAAATATTAAATCTAAATTAGGCATTGAATCTTTAGATTTTAGCGTATATGACGCAAGAAGAATGTGGAGATTAGCTGGCAGTATACACCAGGAGACTGGTTTATATAAAAATATAATTTCTGAAGAAAGATTAAAATCCGGCCTAGAAGCAATTATAGATTATTGCAAGAGCCCCTCTGAAAACATAGTGCCAGAGCAGCAGTTCAGCGCCAAAGCCAATGAGTGGTTTAGGGGTTTTACGTACGAGTTAGAAGTGCACAAGGAAAAGTCTAAAGATTTTATTGGTTACTTCAATAAGCATGGATCGTCTGCATTTAAATCATTTCAAGAATCAGAAAAAGAGTTCACCCCTAAAAGTCTAGTAGAAAATTGCCATGCCGTTAAAAGACTGTGGCAACAAGCTATAGAAAAAAAATATCTAGAACATGAAGCAAGACTATTTCTATGCTCCATCCTGACATATAACGATGAATCTGTAAAGTTTCTTCATGGCATATTAAGTAATTGCGATGATTACAACATTGAGAAAACTAATAGTCACATAAATGACTGGATCAAAAGAAGACAGCTTGGAATAGGCGGCAGACCTTACACGTGCGAAAGAGCTAATGCTGTGGGTGTTGGTTGTGGAGAATGTTCTTTGGAGAAAAGAAATAAGTGGATTAAAGTTGGGGACAAATACGTGGAAACGCAAGATCAATCTTCACCTTCTCCAGTCCGCTTTGCATATAAAAGTATAAAAAAAGGAGGTGAATAAAAATGGATAATATAAAAGATCCGGATGATGTGGTTGGTGTTTGTTCTGAGTGTAAGTCAGATCAACCAGACAGCTACATGTATAGAAGTCCTTTTGCCCAAGAGGGAAAGGCAGTGCCCTGCAAGTACTGTGGTGGCGTTGTAATAATTACCTATAGAGAAACAAGAGATCAATCTTTAAATGAGTCAGACAGAGGTAGAGGCATTTGATGAAAAACTGGACTAATCTCCATAACCATACCGTTTTCTCAATGCTAGATGGACACGGTGACATAGAAGAATATTTGACTAGAGCTAAGTCTTTGGGCATGAAAGGTTTAGCTACTACTGATCATGGAAACATTCATTCATGGCTAGACTTTTATGACGCTGGCACATCGATAGGGGTAAAGCCAATTCTCGGTTCTGAATTTTATCAAGCTAGAAAATCTAGATTTGATAGAGATGAAGAAGAAAGATCTGGCCCTTCTAAAAACGAATGGGAACAGAGAGGTCCATATCACATAACCATTTTAGCTAAAAATAAAATAGGTTATAAAAATATTATCAAAATGTCTTCTAGGTCCTTTCTTGAGGGATATTACGTAAAGCCTAGAATTGACCATGATTTAATTTCTGAACATGCGGAAGGAATAATTGTACTCTCTGGATGTTTGAATAGCGAAATCTGTCAAGCTCTACTTAGAGATGATTACAACTTTGCACTCGCTGCTGCTAAAAAGATGCAAGATATAGTTGGCAAAGAAAACTATTTCATAGAAGTTCAAGACCATGGCTTAGGTGAACAAAGAAAAGTATTTAATCAATTAGTACAAATTGCAGAAACTATAGGTGCAAAAGTTGTTCCTAGTGGTGACTGCCATTATGTCCATAAGTGCGATGCTAGAGCGCATGACATCATGTTGTGCGTTGCAACAAACGCTAACATTCATACACCTAATAGATTTTCATTTAGTGGCGAAGAATTTTATCTACAGTCGTACGATGAAATGTCATCTAAATTTAATCCAGACTGGCTAAAAAACAGTATGGATGTTTGTGACATGGTTGATTTAAACTTAACCTTTGGGGATATCCACTTTCCTGATTTCCCTATACCAACTCTTGAAACTTCTGTAGAATACTTTGATAGATTAGCTTGGACTGGCTTGCGTGAAAGATATGGGGATCCACTTCCTCAGCATATTATTGATAGAGCAAATCACGAAATTCGTGTTGTAAAAGAAATGGGATTCACTGAATACTTTCTTGTAGTTTCAGATCTTGTTAATTGGGCTAAAAATAATAATGTAAGAGTTGGCTGGGGAAGAGGATCTGCAGCTGGAAGTATTCTATCCTACGCATTCAAAATTACTAATTTAGACCCTATCAAGTTTGGATTGATGTTTGAACGATTCCTCGTTGAGGGTAGAAAGTCAATGCCCGACATTGACCTAGACTTTGACGATAGGTATCGTGATGAAGTTATCAATTACGCTAGAACTAAGTATGGATCTGATCATGTAGCGCATATCTGCACATTCAACAGAACAGGGGCTAGACAGTCAATTAGAGACGCAGCAAGAGCCTTAGGATATGATTTTTCTGCAGGCGATGCAGTTGCGAAACTTGTTCCTCCTCCAGTTCTTGGCGTTTCCAAGAATCTTTCTGAGTGCATGGAAGTTCAAGATTTTAAACAGCTGTATGAAAAAGATACTGACGCAAAAAGCATAGTGGATGCTGCCTTTGGTTTAGAGGGCCTAGTTCGACAAACGGGCATGCACGCAGCTGGTATTGTTATATCAAGAGATGCGCTAACGGAATACTTGCCTATTATGCAAAAGGGCGCTAATAGCCCCATGGTGACACAATGGGACATGGGTAGAGTGGAGCAATGCGGCCTGTTAAAGATTGACTTCTTGGGCCTAAGAAATCTTGGCATTATAGATTCATGTGTGAAGTTAATAAAAAAACATCACGATATAGATATAGACATAGATCAAATACCACTTGATGACCATAATACTTATGAGCAGTTATGTCGTGGTAATTGCATCGGAGTTTTCCAGCTGGAATCTTCAGGAATGCGTCAACTAATGATGCAGCTTCAGCCTAAAAACATAGAAGACATAATGGCCCTAATTTCTCTTTATCGTCCGGGCCCAATGGGCTCTGGAATGGATAGGGAGTATATTGACCGCAAGCATGGTCGCAGTAAGGTTAAATACGAGCATCCTAAGTTAGAAAAGGTATTGGGCCCATCTCTTGGCATTATGTTATACCAGGAAGATGTTCTTGGAGTTGCTAGAGAGCTAGCGGGTTTTACATCCGCTGAAGCTGATGATCTAAGAAAAGTCATCGGAAAAAAGCTTATGGACAAAATAGCTAATATGCGATCAAAATTTGTTCAAGACTGCATCAAAAATTCAGGAATAAGCGATACTTTAGCTAATAAAATATTTTCCGACATAGAATATTTTGGTGGCTATGGTTTCAACAGAGCGCACGCAGCGAGCTATGCAATGATTAGCTATATTACTGCATATCTAAAAACAAATTATACAGTGGAATATATGGCAGCTTTGATGTCTTCTGTTGTAGGGAACAAGGACAAGCAATCATTATATTTGGCAGACTGTAGAAAATTAGGCGTTAACGTTATGCCGCCGTCAATAAATTACTCTGGCATAGACTTTGAGGTATTAGATTCCAATTCTATTATTTTTGGCTTATCTGCAATTAACGGAATCGGTAACTCTATAGCAGAAAATATAGTTTCAATTAGGGATCAGTCAAAGCCATACACAAACATGCATGATTTTTTCAGAAGATGTGGGGCAACTCTTTTGAAAAAGAGCACATTGGAACATTTAGCTAAAGCTGGTGCACTTGATGAATTATTTAATATAGAGGATAACGAGTTAAATAGAATTCAAGAAATCAAACTTCTTGAGATAGAAAAAGAAGAATTAGGGATATATGTTACCGACCATCCTGTTAATGGAATATGGGACATTTTATCTAAAAAAATTGATTATGAAATATTTGACTTATCAGAACTATCTAATAATACTCAAGTAAAAATTGGTGGAATATTAAGCGATGTAAAACCCATGGTGACAAAAAAGGGAATGAAAATGTATAAGTTAATATTGGAAGATATATCTTCTGATATTGAAATTATTGTATTCCCAAAGTCATTAAAAAATTTGGGTGAAACACCTTTCTCTAAAGGTGACATATTAATAGTTAATGGTTCAGTAAATAAAGAGGGCGACGAAGAAAATTCAATAGTTAAGTTATATTATAACTCTTCTGAAAAAGTTGATTCAAAAATATTCTCCAGCGGTAAGGCAATAATATTAGAGATAGATGAAAACTTTTCTCCATCATTAATTGAAAAAATATATGGTATAATTGAATCAACAAAAGGTGATAAACCAGTATTCATGCAAATGACTAATGGTAATCACAAATATATATTTAAATTTAAGAATAATACATCATCAAAAGTTCAATCTGTTATAGAAAATATTATTAGAATGGAGAAAGAAAATGTCTAGTATTGGGCCAACAATAAATCCAGTTGAAAAATGGTGCTGGTCGTTCTGTCCCTCCTGCAATAGATGCCAGGACAAGGGTAGATATACACGCTGCAATGGATGCAGTGGAAGATATGATCCAGACCTAAAGATATCTGTTGATAACGAAGATTTTTGCGATTGTAAAAACGGCGTTTTAAGATGGAAAACAAAACAAGGAAAATTAATTCTTACAAGATTTAAATCAAACCCTTTTAAGGGTCAGGTTAGATATGAAAAGAAAACGGAAGATGAAAGAGATTGGGATTCTTACGTAAACGATATGCGAGAAAAATTGGATGATCCAAATTGGAATCCAGTAACTATTTACGAGGAGTAAAAAATGATACCAGCAATTGTTCAAAAGGGAAACATAAAGCTAACGGAATATAGTGATCCAACGTACGGATATGAAGACAAGCTCTTTATTCAATGTACGTGTGTTGGTTTCTATCTTACGAAGAATGATCTAAAAGATTTATTAACTGTTGTTCATTACTATCTAAATGCAGATGACATTACCGAAGTTTCTGTTTCTATAGGAGGTGAAAATGTGGCCCTATGAAGAAAGTGATCACATGGAAATAGGTGAATCAGGATGGGTTTCTATTAAAAGTGGTGGCTATAAAAATATTTACAATGGACACACAATAGATGAAAATGGAAAAGAATACGATGAAAATGGATTATTGATATTTGATCCAGACGAAGAGTAATTAGGAGTTATTTTTGAGTTCAATTAAAATTAAAAGTTATAGTGATTTACAAGATCTAGAACTATTATCTTTGGTAGACTTTTCCTATTCTAGAATAGATACATATCAACAGTGTCCGGCTAAATACTTTTATTCTTATATAGCTAAAGAGCCACGGTTATTTAATCCTCCAGCTGTACTGGGCAATATAGTTCACGCTGTTCTAGAAAATGTTTTAGATAATGATAAAACGCTAGACCTAAACGAATTAGAAGAGGAATATAATAAAAATATTCCCATTTGGGACCCAGAAGATAATATACCAAAAGATTTAATATCAGTTGGATCTGTTATCCTACAGGAATTTTATGATGAATATTCTGATAAGAAATTTAATATTTATGAAAAAGAATTAGGATTTGATTTCATTATAGGGTCATATCGCATAATAGGCTTTATAGATAGGGTCGATATTGTCGGTGATAGGGTAAATATTATTGACTATAAAACTGGCAAATGGGAAGTCACCCTCAAGGATATTGCAAATAATTTACAGCTAGGCATATATGCACTGGCTATGCACAATATCTTTCCAGAGAAAGAGATATACGCCGAGCTGCACTACTTAAGATCTGGTAAAAAGAAAGGCCATCTTTTCACACCTGAAGATATTGAAAATGTAAAGTTAAAATTAATAAGTTCCATAACAAAGATTATCAATGATACAAACTTTACCGCAACATCAAATGTGCGGATCTGCTCGTACTGTGATCACGCAAAGAGTGGGGCTTGTCCAACTGGTGTTTTTAGGAACAAAAAGAGTAATGGATAAAAAAAAAGACCGGGGTTTCCCCCGGCCTTTTTTTATTATTGAAGCAACAATCAGAAGTCTGTTACAGGATTTTCCTCAGCAGAGAGCCAAAGGTCGAAATCCTCAAACTCAGTTACCATTTTGACAGCCGACTGGTGGTCGAAACCAAGAACCTTGGTCATGTCGTCAATGATCTCTTCGTTGATCGTCTGATTGATGCTGTTGATGATTGTCTTTAAAGTGTTCATGGTGAACAGTGTACTCTCTTTCTTTTGGATTTGCAACCTATTTTGATTTTTTTACCAAGATAGTGTATACTTTATGTATGAATTATCTTGATGCATAAAGGATACACAATGACCATACAGATTGTCAACCCAGAAGAGTTTTTTTTGGAGAAATCTTCTTTTAAAAAACATCCCAATTTGAAAAACATCAGGAACAAATCTATTGATTCTGAGATAATTGAAAACGACGCTGTAATTTCCAGGAAAAAAGGAAACGCGTATCAGTATACCAAAACTGGATACAGAAAAGATATAGACATGAATGTCCGTTCTAGCTGGGAAGCAAATTTTGTTAGAGTATTAAGAATCTATAAAATTGATTTTCAATTTGAACCTACTGTTTTTTCTTTCCCAATTAAGAGGGGAACCAAAGGATATACTCCAGACTTTCTTTTAAATAGAAATAACGATTGGGTAGAAATAAAAGGATACCTAGATGATAAGAGTAAGATAAAATTAAAAAGGTTTAAGAGATATTATCCAGATGAATTTGAAAACTTTACCTGCGTCATAAGTAAGTATTCAAACGACGCAAAGAACTTTATGAAAGATTTAGAAGTACCAAATATTATTTTTTACGAAGATTTTAGAGATTATTACAGCGAATATATAGTTTGCTGGGAAGGAAAAAAATGACAAGTTATAAAGAACAATATTATTCTTTAGCAGAAGACGAGATGCAAAAACTAATAGCAGATAGCAAAAGGGGTTCGCAAAAAGCTCAAGCAGAACTGCTACAAGTCTTTAGTAACTTTTTAACGAAATATATTTCGTTACTGTATCACTGTAAGTTTAATTTAAATGATTATGACATTAGAAGGTTTATATCTTTATTCATAAAAGATCCTTCTACCCGATTCGCTTTGATGAAAAATAAAATAAAGGGCAATAATCTAAAAGTCGTAAATGAAACAATGCGGGGCATTCATTATATGACTAAAAGATATGGCGATGAAGAAGATATTCGGCAGACAGTTTACATGACGTTCTTCCAATGCCTAGGCAGGTACGAAAGAAAGGATTCAGCAAAGGGGCCGATACCGTTTAGTGGATTTTTATATAGTTACTTTTTTTATCTTCTAAAGAAAAATGTGGATACATTTTTAATTGATCAACTTGGCAGAAAGACTTTCCCACTCCTTGATGACGAAGCAACAAACGATGAAAGTGACGAAGATTATGTTGTTGGGTTTAAGGCTGATCCAATAGAGTACAGCATGGAAAAACTAATGGCAACTGATAAAATAGATGAATTCTGGGTTTTGGGAGAGAAAGTAGAAGGACCATTTGATAAGCTATCCATACAAGAAAGACAGCTTTTAAAGTGGAGATACATTGATGGAAAAAGATCTAGCCAAATATCTCAAATTGTCAATGAGCATCCAAATACCGTAAGAGAGCATTTGTCTAAAGTTAGAGAAAAAATTAAACAAACCCTTTTGGAAGACGAGTTCTCGTATGAAGAACTTTACTATCTGTTAAAAATGGAGACTAAATGAATAGTTCAACTCTTGAAAAGCTTCAGGAAATGTTACAGCAGTTCCTTGGCCCTCAGCTAAAAGAAGTTATAGACGCCTACAATGACAACGATAATTCATACAAATACTTTATCGAAATTCCGGAAACTGATGTCGTAGATTTAGGCATAGAAAAGATAGCTTCACTGGTCGCTAGAACGTCTAATGTTTACGGTAGAGCAGCTAGATTTGCGGGAATAGCTAGAGCTCAGTACAAGATATTGGAAGGGAAATATAAGAAAGTTTACAAATCAAATCGTGTAGGAAAAAACGAAGCAGAGCGAGAGGCTGCAGCTATGGACGCTGCAGAGGATGAATACTTTGCTCTAGTAACATGTGAGGCAATTGTCAATCTGGCTGAAGCCATGGAATCCGCTGCAAGAATAGCATCGGAGTCAGCTAGAAAGTTGATGGACAAAATACAGTCCATGCAAGTTGCCTCATTTAGAGAAGACAAAGGCTCTTTTATGGAGTCTGATTTTTTTAGCACATACTAAAGGATAATATATGTTTATAGGTTACTATAAGAGTGTTGCTTCTTCTAAGGAGTTTTACTCGTCCAAAAGAAGTGATTTAAATTTTCCAATTCAAGTTGAATATGAAGGCGATAGATATCTGTTAAATAAAACCATACAGGTATCTTCTGAATCTCAAGAAAAAAATATTATTAACACCGCCAAGAAATACGGAATTAAATATGACATTAGAATTGACTCAGGAGCAAACAGCTGATTTAAAGTCAGAAATTGAAAACTTTTTGTTTGAAATATCTTCCCAAGACAGGGAATTATATTCTAGACAAGAGGTAGAAAATATGCTCCTTGACATATATTCTTTGCTTAAAACAAACTGAAAACGGTGTTAAATGAACATAGAAGTTTTTTGTGATGGCGCATCACGAGGCCAGGGCCAAAAAAAATTTGGAGAGGCAGCATGTGCTGTCGTGGTCTATAAAAATAGAAAAAAGATAGCACAGTTCGCTAGAGGACTCGGCCCAAGAACTAACAATGAAGCAGAGTATGAGGCTGTAATAGCTGGCCTTCTGATATGCTCTATGGCTGATTTAGTGGACCCTATTATATATACTGATTCCTCTACGGTTGCTAGCCAGATAAATGGTAAGGCTAAGTGCAGGAGTCGTTCATTAATTCCTCTGTTGATGACTATAGAGGAAATAAAAGATGAGTTTAACTTTCGTGTAGTTCAAGTAAAAAGATCTTTTGTCTGGGAGCCTGACGCACTAGCAAATACGTTTCTTGACGAATTAGAACTAAGAAAAGAACACATTTCCAAGATGTAACTGCTATAATAGATAGTATGATTTTAGATAAAAAATATTACAAAGAATATCCTTTGATAATTGGTTTGGCTGGCAAAGCTGCTAGCGGTAAAACCTCTGTTGCTGAAAGCATAGTCCCTAAGGCGTCTGTTAATCCGGTAAGTAATTCCATAATATGGGATCACATATTCTTTACGCTACCACTCTATGAGATTGCCTCTATTAAAAGAACCACATTAGGTCTTCGTCAAAAAGATCGTCAGCTATTTGCTATTCATCAAGTTTTGTTTGATTTATTTGGCGGTAGTGCCCTAGGTAATATACCGGACTATAGGCACTTTACTGATTTAGTTGAACAGATATACGCTCTGCCAATAGAGCAAGAGCCACTAAAGCCAAGAAGCTTCCTGCAAAAAGCAGGAGATCTATGCAGACTATATGATCCCGAATGCTTCGCTAAATGGGTAATCTACAAGGCATCGAAAATGCATAGAAGTATTATATCTGCCGATTCATACGAGGAAAATGAGCTTCCTGTTGGAATTATTATTTCCGACGTTCGTTTTGTAAATGAGGCTAGCAAGATATTAGGTCATCCAAATGGAATGGTGATCTACTTTGACGCTTCAGATGAAACTAGAAATGCTAGAATGATGAAGAGAGACGGCATGCTTATGACGGAAGCTCAATCTTCTCATGTATCGGAGCAAGAATGTGACTTGGTAAAAGGTCTAGCATCTGCTATAATAAATACAGACAACATGTCGATGGAAGATCAAGCTTCTCAGACAATACAAATAATAAACGGATATATAAACGCGTATGCCTAAAATAACCAAAACAGCAATGGAGCAATCTATAGATTCTCCCTTAGATCAGGTGGTGAACCTTTTGAGTAATGAAGTATCTTTAACAAGTTCTCCCATAGTAATATGTGGGGTAAATAGAAAAATCAATATTGGAAACTTTGAAAATATTGATGTCTATGCAGGAGTGACAATACCCTTGCATGGAGTTTCATTTGAAGATAAAGAGGCGCTTACTTCGGCAATAGAGGAGGCTGTATCCTATGGTTTTTCTCTTGCGTCAAAAGAAACTGGTGAGCGCTACATGCTGATAAAAGATTCCCAGCAGGGTAAATAATAAGCAAGTTAATTACTATAAATTCACCAATAGCAAGAAGAGGATAAAATGATTAATTTAATTAAGAAGATTTTTGGTTTGAAAAAGACTAAAACGATTACTCCTGCTGTTAGCACACCAAAGCCTGTGTTAGCAGAAGTTAAGGCTGAGCCAAAACCTTCAGTGAAGCCAGTTTCGCCCGTAAAAGATGAAACCTGCATTGACAAGAAACCAACTGCCAAAAAGCCTGGCAGACCAAAGGGGCAAGGTTCTTCTTCTGCCAAGAAGCCAGCTGCTAAAAAAGCTCCTGCTGCACAAAAACAAAATAAAAATATCTAATATTAAACATTTTAATAGCAGTAAAGACTAGTTATATAGTGGCAGAAATGTTACTATATAACTAGTCTTTTTTTATTAGTAAGGTGGTTAATTATGGCCGATAAAGGTTGGGGTAATAAAACATCCTCAGAAAAAAATTATTATAAACTACTCAAAGATTCTGTCATGAATGTTATTGATACCAAGAAAACTGGTGGTCAATATTCAAGTCATTGGACAAAAAACAATAATGGCAAGTAAGAAGAAAGCAGCTTATCAAAAAAAGATTAAGTCTGTTATGGGAGAATTCGGTAGGGGCACCTTGCATTCAGGAAAAGGTGGTCCAGTAGTTAAATCCAAAAAGCAAGCAATAGCTATTGCAATATCGTCAGCTGATAGATTGAAGAAGAAGCGTAAAAAATAATGGCTTTTAAGAAATCTATCTACATTAGTGGACCAAGAATGGGAACAAATAATCAAAAAAGTAATGGTCCAGTTCTTTCTGCTAGGCCAAAGAAAAAAAGAAAAAAGAAATAACTTTATTTTATTGATTTAGGACTAGATATGGCTCAAATTAAAAAGAAAAAAGATAAGTTTCGAGTAGCAGTTCCTGGACAGGCTGGAGAATTTCCCCCTATAGCTAATGATCATGGCGAAAGATTTATACCCAAAAAGGGTAATAAAGAAAAAAATCACATGGAAACTAAAGATAAAAAGTATCGTTCCATAAAAAAAACCGTTGGCAGAACAATTTCTAAACCCTCTGGTAAAAAGTCAAATAGCTCTAAGCGAAGGAGTAGCTAATGCCAGCTAAAAAAGATTCACGATTAACTAAAGCTGGTGTTTCTGGTTTTAACAAACCAAAGCGTACACCTAGTCATCCTACAAAATCTCACATTGTAGTAGCTAAGCAGGGGGATCAAATTAAGACAATACGTTTTGGTCAACAGGGTGTTAAAACAAATCAAACTGTTGGTCAGAGAAAAGCTTTTGCCTCACGCCATGCAAAGAATATTTCCAAAGGCAAGATGTCGGCTGCATACTGGGCCAATAAAGTTAAATGGAGCCCCAGCAAAACTCAGTCACCCTCAAAGAAATGGGTTAAGGGATCTTGACATGGAAGCCATCATTGTTGCTGTCATCGCTGCTGTAGGCGGAATTCTTGCAGCTCTTGTTCAGAAGAGTAGAACTGAAAATAAAAATGATCACAATGTTGTTGCAACAATGCTGATAGATGTTAAGGATGAAATACTTAATTTACATCATAAGATAGATCATGTTGACGAACAGGTGGACAAGGTAGATGATCAAATGCATGATCATATGATGTGGCATTATAAGAAATCAAGCGAAAACAAAAGCAAAGTAAAGGGGGTGTAATTATGTCTGGTCATACTGGTATGGGTAAGAAAAAAATGGGTGGATCCAAGAAAATGGGCACTAAGAAGATGGGCGCCAAGAAAATGGGCGGTTCCAAGAAAATGGGTGGCAAGAAGATGTACTGAAATTAATTTTCAGTCTTAGTTTAAGATTAAGGTAATAATTATGGCAATGAAGAAGAAAGCAAGTGCTGCAAAAGGATCAACTTCAAAAAAGATGGCTGGTCTTACTCCAGCTCAGAAGAAGCTTCCTCCATTTATTCAGTCAGCAATATTAAAAAAGAAAAAGAAAAAGTAATCTAATCATTTCAATTAAAGAGGGTTATGGTAAAAACGCCATAGCCTTCTTTTTTATTTGTATCATTACTATATCTTCTGCGGACAACTTAAAGATCGAGGGAGATATGTCTAAATTTAAAAACATCTTATCAGTATTATCAATTACTCTAGGTATCGGACTGCTTATCAGTCCAGTTAGCAATTCATCCGTGGCCTTAGCTACCAGTGGTGGTGGTGGCCCAATTGTGTTGGATGGAATGGATCCAGTTTGCCACTCTGGATGGGAAAGTACTGGTCAATATATAGCCAAGGTTTTAAAGAAGGTGCATGATGGTGCGCGAAATTTAAATAATGGACATATCGCCATTGTTGGCTCAAACGCTACTACAACCTCATGTGGAGCTGACTGGGCTACCCAATTAAGTACACAGTTTTTAGCTGAATTTTCTACTGCACCTCAGATTGATTTTTATGTTACAGATTCAGAAATAAGCACATTCTTCAGTAGCACAATCACCTCTAATCCTCCAGCGGTATTATGGATACCGGACAACTGGAATCGCGCTTCCAGTACAGAAGATATTTTTACAGCTAACGCAGAAAAGATAGCAGACTTTGTCAATGGTGGCGGTGGTCTTTTTGCTAACTTTGGTTCATATGGATGGCTAACAGCCCTGTTACCGCAAGCAGTATACAATAATGGTGGATGCAACGGGGGGCCAGAAGCTACAACAGACGGTATTGCTGATTTTGGTCTTAGTAATACACTTGTCGCTGCATGCTGGCACGGTTATTTTACTGGTAATGTGGGCACATTAAAAACACTTGTAGACTATCCATATCCTAGCGCAAGTGACTCTAGAAAGTCTGTTTCTATTGGAGGCGGAAGCGTTTCTCTTCCTAGCTCTTTTATTCTTTCTTATAGCCCTCAGCAACCTCGTGCTGGTGAGCCAATTACAATTACCGCTACTGCGCAAACTTTAGCAGGAGTTCCACAGGCTGGAGTTACGGTTTCCATGACCGTCTCCTCTGGACCAGATTCAGGGCAAACTTTTACTGCAACCACAGATTCTAATGGAATAGCTAACATTACAGTTAATACAGCATCTCAAGGTACAGCAGTGTATACCGCTAGTGCAACGGTTAACGGTGTAGTTAAAGTTGTTTCAATTACAGTTTCCTGGGACCCTCCTGCCCCCACTACCACTATTGAAACGACAACTACCGTTGTTGCAACTGTTCCGGAAACAACTACAACTGAACCACAAATAATTGTAGATCCAACCACAACCACAATTCATGACCATAGCACTCATGACCATGGGACAGAGGATACCATAAGTGCACCTCTTCCAACAACTGGGCAAGATAGCAATTCTTCCATGGGCATTGGCGCTTTCTTGATTACTATAGGCATATCAATATTTATGTTTAATCGAAAGGTTTTAAAGAATGGCAAAGCCAACTGATAAAAAATGGATTCAGAAAGCAATTAAAAGACCTGGAGCTTTTACGGCTAAAGCTAAAAAAGCTGGAAAAACACCAGCAGCCTATGCGTCAGCTGTAACCAAGAATCCTGGTAGATACAGCAAGCTGACTGTCCAGCAGGCAAATTTTGCTAAGACTTTGAAAAAGATTACAAATAAAAATAAGAAAAAGAAGTGATTTAGGAGATTAAGATTATGATTTATCCATACATTAAACACGTTGTCCCAACTGCATTAAAGGCGCATAAGAATGGTCAGCTTCCTGAAAATCTGCTAGCTAATGTTAAGACTGGTGGACGGATGTATGCACCTGTAGCTGAAGAGTTCAATAAGATGTACGACGCTGCAATGGCTGCTGGTTTTAAGCTTCGCAATGTTGGAGATTATCGTTCATTTAAGAGTCAGTTGGATATGTTTCTTTCTCGCTACTCCACAACAGATCAGGGTCGTAGCCCACAGGTAACCCGTCAATATGAAGGTAAGACCTGGTATTTAAAGCCGGGTAATGCTCCGTCAGCTGCACCAGATCCCACTGGAGTCAAGGGCTCAAATCATGGTTGGGGTACAGCCATAGATCTTGGTTACGAGGCTAATGGGAAACTACAGTCAATGGGCGGAGCCTGCTTCGAGTGGATGTGTGCAAATGCTCCTAAGTGGGGCTTTTATCTTCAAACATCAGATAAGAACTCAAAAGAATTCGAAGCTTGGCACTGGCAGTACTGCCTAGGGGACGCTAAGCCAGATGGTTCAGCAGCAGCTCCAGTTGAAGCCATTGTTCCTTCCGGTGGATCAGTTGAGGCTGGCCCTATGGTATTCAATTATCCTGGAACACCAGTTAAGTTAGGCTCAAAAGGCGCAGCTGCTGCTTTAGTTCAGGGTGTTATCGGCGCTAAGACCGATGGCGACTTTGGTCCTAAGTCTGTTGAAGCCCTTAAAAAATGGCAAGCAGCAAATGGTTTAAAGGCTGACGGTGTTGTTGGTCCGGTGACATGGGATAAAATGTTCTGATGAAAAAAATAATACTTGTATTAACTGCAATTGTCGGAGCTTTTTGCATGGGTCTTTTAAGTGGTTGTAACGATTCGTATCGTTACCCATGTCAGGATCCAGCTAATTGGGAGAGTGCGGATTGTAAGCCACCTATTTGTGAAGCTTCTGGAACATGTCCAGAGGATATTTATGGGAGTATACCAGAATGAGTAATGTAAAAAAAAGATATACAAACAGTGAAATTAAAGCTAGAATGGTCTTCTTTGTAGGTGCAACTTTAGCTTTTACCTTTGCAGTCATAGTTGTTGGCGTTATGTATGCGCTTGTATTTGTGACTCAACCAATTGATCAGCAGTCGCCAAATGACAAGGCCTTTATTGATTCCCTATTAGTTCCAATCGTTCTATTCCTTTCCGGATGTCTTTCCGGCGTGCTTGCAGCTAATGGCCTAAAGGACAAAGAGAAGTCAAGCGGTAGCGGCTATGGAGTATATGATCAGGATCAAGAGTAATGGCACAAAGAAGAAATGTAGCAAAAAATCCTAAGCTATGGAGTCAAGCTAAATCTATGGCTAGATCAAAGTTTGATGTTTACCCTTCTGCCTATGCTAACGCATGGGCGGTAAAATGGTATAAGTCCAAGGGTGGAGCATGGAGAACGACATCTGCACCTAAAAAGAAAAAGTGATATACTATGGCTGGACCAAAAGGTGTTGGTTTAACTAAATGGTTTAATCAGAAATGGGTTAACATTGGTGCTCCAAAAAAGAATGGCAAGTGGCAGCCTTGTGGAACGTCTGGCAAAGGTGGCGGTTATGCAAAGTGCCTTCCTGTCGCCAAAGCCAATTCACTATCCTCTTCTCAGCGGAGAAGTGCGGTTCAAAGAAAAAGGTCTCAAGGCACTCCTTCGAAAGGTGTTAAAGGGCAAGCTCCAAAAAATGTTGCTACCTTTAAAAAGAAAAAGAAAAAATAATGGATGAAGTTTTTTCTGGCTTTATGCCAGCAATAAAAAATATTGAAATTACTGGTCAGACACCAATGATAACTGGAGATGGATCATTAATTAATGGGCACATAGTAAAGATAACTTTGGGCGACGACAAAGAAATAATACTTTCGCTCATGGAGGATCAGCTTCAAAAATTGTTTTTTGTTATATTGAAAGTGTTAAACGCATAATTACTTATTATAATGGTGGCACGATGTGACAGTATGAGCATCGTGCCACCATTTGTGTTATAATGTATAAGTATATGTAGTATTCAACCGATGTTACTCAAATAAAGAGACGGTGCTATTATGGCAAAAATTTTATATTATGATATAGAAACAGCTCCAAACTTAAGTTATGTTTGGGGTCACTTTGAACAAAATGTTATTGAGCACGACAGAGAATGGTATCTGCTATGCGTTTCCTATAGATGGGAAGGCGACAGTAAGACACAGGTGTGTTCTTTAATTGATTTTCCTGACGCATATAAAAAAGATCCAGAAAATGACTTCTTTGTTGCCAAGAAGCTATGGGAATTAATAGATGAAGCCGATATTGTTATTGCTCATAATGGCGATAGATTTGATATGCGCAAAGCAAACGCTAGATTTGTTTACCACAATCTTGGTCCAACATCTCCAGTTAAACAAATTGATACCTTAAAAGTTGCTAGAAGATATTTCATGTTTAATAGCAATAAGTTAGATCACCTTGGTCAGCACTTGGGTGTTGGAAGAAAAGTTGATACGGGCGGCTTTGAAACATGGGCCGGATGTATGCGTGGTGATTTGAAAGCCTGGAAACTAATGACCAAGTATGCAAAGCAGGATGTCGATTTGTTACGTAAAGTTTATATGAAGCTAAGACCTTGGATGACTAATCATCCAAATCTCAACGTTTATTCTGGCGAATGCAGTTGTCCGACATGTGGGTCAGACGACCTCCAGCGTAGAGGTCAACGCTATACTCAAATAGGAACCTATCAACAGTGGTTCTGTAACTCATGTGGAGCATGGAGCAGAACTAGATTGTTAGAAGATGTAGAGCGCCCAGGCATAGTTCCCTGATATATTTAGGAGAGGTGCCAGAGCACGGTTGAATGGAACATCCTGCTAAGATGTCGACACCCTTAAAAGTGTCCGTGGGTTCAAATCCCACCCTCTCCGCAAAATGTTTTTGTAAAAAGGAAAGATATGAATAATCCAGAAGTGTCAGTTGTATTAACTAGCTATAATAAGCCAAGCTATTTAGAAAAAGCAATACATTCAGTCATTCAGCAAACCTACGATAATATTCATTTAATTATTGCAGAAGACAATTCCCCAAACACAAAAGTCATGGATGTAATTCGTGATGTTGTTGATAATTATCGTGGAGATAAAAGAATAACATTCTTTAATTCATTTATCAAAGAGCAAGATAGGTTAAATACCGCCAGATATGCTACTCAGATAAACACCGCAGTTCGTTTATATTCAAGATCAAAATACATTTGCTATTTGGCGGACGATGACTTTTATTATCCTGAGATGATTGAGAAAATGGTTTTTTCAGCGGAAAAAAATAAACATGATGTTGTCTTCTGCGCACAACACATCCTAGATGCAGATGGCAATATTGATGGCTGGGGATTAGATGGTAGAGGCGTTAGATGGTTTAGTTCACCTTTGGAAAGAGGCGCTGATAAGTTAGACCATAATCAAGTCATGACAACTAGAAGAGTGTTTGATTTAGTAGACGGATGGGACGATCACCCGCACGCCTGGTCCGGCGCTGATGCATACTTCTTTGATAGAATAGAAAAAAATGGATTCTTATTTCATCCAATAGATTATGATAAACCTTTGCAGGGGAAAGTTTATAGGGAAAAGTCAGTGCAGTGGAACTGCACAAACGGTTTCATGCCGACAATGGGAGAAGATAGAAATGTCTAATGTATGGGCAGTTGGAATGGCAAGAGATGAGGGTGATATCATATATCACACCATGATTCATCTCGCTGCAAATAAAGTAAACGGAATTATTATTGCAGATAATTTATCCAAAGATAATACCTGGGAACAAATGAATCTAGCCAAGGAGCACATACAATCGCATGGATGCGATACTCAAGTTGTTCTTTTAAAAGATGATGTTGTCGGATATACTCAAAGTGAAAAGATGACCGCTCTAGCGCAAAGAGCTAGAGAAAATGGTGCACAGTGGATTATTCCTTTTGATATAGATGAAATTTGGTTTTCGCCAAATCAAACTCTTTCTGATGCCTTCAGTCAACTAGATGCCGAAAACGTTGACGTATATAGAACGTTATACACAAATCATTCCGTAACAGAATATGACACCCCAGGGAAATCGCCATTTCATTCAATGCAATATAAATGGGATCTCCCAACAAACCATAAGAGCTGCTTTAGGTTTAGAAAAAACGATGCTTTTGTCAAGATTTCAAATGGAAATCATTTTGTTCAACATAACGGTGGGAATATTGGCGCTAATGTCAACGTTTACATTGACGATTATGGTCATGATCGGATTGTTTTTGGTCCACAGATTCTTGCCATTAGACATTTCCAGTGGAGATCTCTTGATCATTTTATTAAAAAAGTGACGAATGCCTATGAAGCGTGTAAAGCTCTTCCTAGCAATCATGATTTATATAAAGGTGCTGCATGGTGGCAAGAGTTTGAAGAATTCGAAGCAAATGGCGTACCTGGCTTAGAAAAAATGTATTACAAAAATATTTTAGTACAGGGAGATTTGGGCAGATTGATACATGACCCAGCCCCAATAATGGAGTTGTGATGAATAAAGTTTCTTTGATAATAATAACTGACGGCAGACAAGCATGTATTTCTGAAACAATACCGTCCATGCGTAAAAATTTAAACTATAATTTTTATGAGAAAATAATAATTAATGATTCAGCAGATCTTAGATATCATCAATATTTAATGTCTAATTATCCAGATTTTCGTATAGTTTCACATGAAACTAGAAGAGGTTTGGCTGGAGCAGTACAGTCAGCATGGACTTCCGTTTCTCGTGATTCAGATTATATTTTTCATTTAGAAGATGACTTCTTGTTTAATCAGGAAATCAGTATTGAAAATCTTATATCACTTCTTGAATCTAATCCTAATCTTGTTCAAATGGCTTTGGTGCGCGCTCCGGTTAATCCGCCCGAAGAAGAGGTGGGCGGATTTGTCTTTCAACACTTAGAAGACTACACTCAAAAGGATGGCTTTTTTGAACATGGTAGATTGTTTACTTTAAATCCTTGTTTGTATCCAATGTCTACCGTAAGAATGGGGTGGCCAGATCATGGTGGCGAATCTGAATTCACTTCAAAAGTTCACTCGTTAAATGACAGTTATAGATTTGGTTTTTATGGAGAAATATATGATAAGCCATATGTGACGCATATTGGTGGAAGAAGAAGTGAAGGATGGTTCCTATAAATGCAAAAAGAAATTATAGTAAATAAAAATAATATTTCCTTTAAAGTAGAAGACAGCAAAGAGCTCCATCAAGATGTTGGTTATAATTTTTGGTCAGAAAAATATTCTTCTTGGGAGAATAGCACTTTTCAAGTATTAGATAAGTATTTATCAAAAGATAAAGATTATTTAGATATAGGCTCATGGGTTGGACCAACGGCAATCTACGCTTCATTTCTAAGCAGAAGAGTATTTGCCGTAGAGCCAGACCCTACCGCCTATAAGATCCTGCAAAAAAATATTTCCTTAAACTCAATTACCAATATAATTCACTTTAACGCCGCTGCTTCAAATTTACAAACAGCTTACCTCAAACCAAATAGGTTCTTTGGAGATTCAATGACAAGAGTCTCAGAGAATGCATCTTCGGGTATTGCTGTTAAAGCAATGGGTCTAGATGAGTTAATTTCGCTTGGAGATTTTTCTTTAATAAAAATTGATATTGAGGGACACGAGTTTCAACTAATCAAAGAATACATAAAAGTTTTAAACCAAGCAAAGATACCATTATTTTTATCTCTGCACACTCCCTTTTTTAATAATGGCGAATCCTTACTTAAAGAACTCACGCAAAATCTTGCTAATACAAAACAGGTATTTGATGAGCAGGGTAGAAAAATAAGCTTAGAACAAATAGACAGTAGTTTTGGAAGTTATTTATTTTTGTGGTAGTTTTATGGATTTAATAATCATTGGAGCGGGCGGACATGCTGTTGACCTGACCTATCTATCTGAAAATGATAAATATATTAAATGGAACATTATAGGTTATCTAGATGATGATCCGGTAAATAGGTATAGCGACAAGACGATAGGGCCGGTTTCATCGCTGAGCGTTTATTTAAATAAATATAAAAATTTAAAATATTGTATTGCCATTAACTCCTCAATAATAAGAAAAAAAATAGACTTACTCTATGGAGACGATGAAAAGTCAGCTAATTTGATCCATGAGACAGCTTTAATAGGTAGCGAGTGCTCATATGGTAATGGCATTACTATGGGGCCATATTCTTTATTAACAACAAATGTTAAGATAGGCAAGCATGTCCATATTAATTCTGCAGCGTCGATTAATCAATCTAGCTTTATAGGAGACTACTGCACGGTAAGTCCCGGCGTTAGGGTTTGTGGGGATGTTAAAGTTGGCGACACCACTTCTATAGGGGCTGGCGCAGTGATTATTAATTTCAAATCAATAGGAAGAGAATGTACACTGGGCGCTGGCACTGTAGTCATAGATAATATAAGCGATCATACAACTGTAGTCGGAGTGCCCGGTAGGGAAATAAAGAAGTTTGGCGAATATATTTAAGCTAGATTAGTTACTATATTGTTGTTAAATATTATGTAAGGAGTAAGTCATGGCCGGAAAAAAACCCGCAAAGAAAAATGTATCCAATACACCCGTAGCTACTTTAAAAGTAGAGCAACCAGGTAAGCCAGTATTATATGTCGGATTAAAAGGTGTTTCCTTTACTTGTCCAACATGTAGTCGTCAACTCCAGCGAGGTATGGTTTACGAGCATAATAATCAAAAATTTTGTTCAAGAAATTGTATCAAGTAATATATAGCAATGTTTTTCCCTGCGCAAGAGTTTGAGCCAGAGTATGTACCAAAAGTTGGACTAACGCCATTTGAAGTTTCAAAAACAGTTTCCCATAAAGGTACTCCAATATTTCAATTGACAGATACAGCCGATATGGCTAGTGATGATTTATTGAAATATCTTTCAGGATTAGATCCAAGAATTCTTGAGAATATGCCACAAGAAGTAATGGATGAGATTAATTCTGGGAATATAAGCCATATTTTTCAAACTGATCCATCTACATCTCAAAAATATTTAGACATGACTCCTTCTGAGCAAAAAGCTCTTGAAGGCAAAGGGTCCATATACCTCAGAACAAAAGAGGGAAGAACAGCTAGATTTAAGCTTCCAGAAATATCTGACGGAGATGCTGGATGGAATGCCAATAAGGGTAATTCCATTTTTATGGATCAAACAATTTATGATACTACAGAAAATACAAGAAGCTTATCTGCAGCTGAAGCGCTTAAAAAAAATGTTCAAAGAGGAGAAAGGGCTGCAGAAACTGTAGATGAAAAAATATTAAGATCTAATGTAGTCGAAGAGATTTTATCTGGTTCAAAAACTTTAACTGGCGCTGGCTCAGGAGTTGCCGTCCCTACCGCTACAGTGACTACTGGACCTACACCCGGAGCAGTTCCTCCAACACCTACGGTAACAACTGGGCCTACGCCCGGAGCAGTTCCTCCAACACCTACGGTAACAACTGGGCCTACGCCCGGAGCATTTCCTCCAACACCTACGGTAACAACTGGGCCAACTCCACCTAAGAAACCAATTGGCAGACCTGTTATATCAGCTAATACTACTGCTCCAACACCAACTGCTGCTGGAGCTCAGCAAACAGCACAAGCTACAACTCAATCAGGAAATGCAACCCCACCACCAAAGGCTACAATACATTCCAATGCTCCAACGCCACCAAGGCCGTCTAGTGGTGCACCGGCAAAAGCACCTGGGAAAATGAGAGCATTAGCTGATGATGTTTCTGCAGCAGTGACCAAAGGTCCAAACGGTGCCAGAAATTTAAAGATGCTCGGCATAGCTGGTGCCCTTGGTGTAGCTGGTTTTGGTTTATCTCGTGGCACTCGTTCTGTTCAAGACGAAAATGAAACAAATAAAAGATTAGAAATGCAGCGCAGAGGAATTATATAGTATAATATCGTTACTATATGTATTAAATCTAAATAGGAGAATATCATATGTCAATTTATTGGTTAGCCGAATTTCTAGAGCAAATGGAACAAAAGCTTGCTCCAGCAGAAGCAGAGTATGTTAACGCCATGATTGGCATTGTTGGCAAGTATGGCAAGTTAGCCAATGGTGACGCTAATGGCATATGGGTTGGCTATGTGCCTGCAATGGAAAATGATAACCTTCCAATAGGTGTCAAGTGTGGAAACTGCGCCTTCTATGAAGGCAATGGCGTGTGCAAGATTGTTGCTCAAACTGTAGAGGAAGATGGTTATTGTAGACTCGCTGCAATTTGGCAGGGCGCAGTAAAAGGTGGACCTAAGGATGAATAATTATTGGTTATCAGAATATTCTAATGGCGATGATGAAGAAATGCCAGAAGACGAGATGCCTGAGGAAGAACCTGAGGACGAAGAGGATCCAGATGATCCTGAGGAAAAATTAAATCCTCGTCAAAAAATGATGTATGATCACTATGAGCATTTAGTGGAAATGTTTGGCAAGTTTGACCAAACAGCTAAAGCTAACGGTGCACACTACGCACCGTCTAAGTTAAATCCTTTTATTAAACAGGGAATGGTTTGTTCTAACTGTGTATTTTTTATGGGTGGACAGGGATGCGAAATTGTAGCTGGGAAGATAGAGTCAAACGCTATTTGTAAGCTGTGGATTATTCCTGAAGATCTTATAGTTAAATAAGATCAATCAGAATCATCCATTTCTTTTTTGATCACAGCGCCAAATAGAACTATTATCAATGTAATAACGCTGATCTTTATGCCCCATGTTTGTATGTCGCCAGACAAAGTAATGAGAACCAATATAGTTCCAGCTATTGTCCAAGCTTGTTCGTAAAGTGCAGTTATTAATTTAGTCATAAATTTTTTCATTATTATATCTCCCTGTTGTTATCTTCTTCTTGGAGCTCCAGCTACTGGAGCAACGGCTATAACTGCACCAGCAGCTATGACCGCTCTTCTTTGTCCTACATTTATGCTGGAACCCAGAGGCACATAAGTATTTAAGCTTCCGGAACCAAATATATTTATTTCTTCTTCAAATGAAGAACGTACTTCTTCTGGAGCATCTTGCACCGCACCAATAATCTCCAAAGCTTGCTCTTCTGTTATTTCATCTATCGGAATTTCAGCAAAGATCTCATCTGCTTGATCTCCGTCGATAGAAGATAGTACCTCTGCACTTGTAGCAATCTCAGTTGCTTGATCTTCTGTTATTCCATTTTCAATAATTGCATCGACGGCTTCTTGAACTTGCTCATCAGTGACTGTGTCACTGCTTAAGACATCAACTAGTTCTTCGAATTGTTCATCACTTAATGGTTGATCTAAAACAGCGTCGATAACTGCAGTAAATTCTTCATCGCTTAGTGGCTCTTCAAACACTGTATCAAGTACTTCGGCAAAGGCTTCGTCACTTAGTTCTTCTGTAAACACTTGATCAATAACTTCTGTAAACTGTTCTGCAGATAGATCGCCAGATAATAATTCTGTAGCTGCAGCGACCAGCTCTTCTTCATTATCAGCTGAAGTTAAAATTTCATCTACGGCATTGGCAAATTCTTCTTCAGTTAGATTTCCAGATAAGATTTCATCTACTTGATCAGATATCTCTTCTGGAACCGTAGTTTCGGGTTCTGGTTCTGTGATTTCTGGTTCAGGAATAATTATTTCTGGCTCTGTAGTTTCAGGTTCGGGTATTGTGATTTCTGGTTCAGGAATAATTACCGGCGGTTCTGTATCCGGAGGGATAACAACTGGAGGAATAACTTCTGGCTCAGTTGTAGTTGTAGTTTCTGGTTCTGTTACAACTGGAGCTTCAGTAGTAGTTGTCTCTGGTTCTGTAGTTGTTGTTGGAGGTTCTGTAGTTGTGGTAGTAGTAGTGGTCGTAGGCGGCGGTGGTGCGCTAACTACAAATTGAATACCAGAGGACGGTTGTGAGTACACACCGGTTGTGTCGTTATCTGCGCGAACCGTGAAGGTATACTCAGTGCCAAGACCACCAGTTCCCTCAAATAGTGAATAGCCAAGAAATATCTCGGTATTTAATGCGCTTGCATCGCCAACATTTCCGGTTGCAACGCCCCATCCAGCAGAGCCAGTGCTCCATGAGATTGCATACCGCTCTGGAGAAACTCCAGTATCGTCGTTTGCCACTTCCCAGTCAACAAGTACACCCTCACCGGTGTCTGTGACAGTAACGCTCTGGGGAACTCCAAGAAAGTTGGGTATAGTTGTTGTAGTTGTAGGTGTTTCGCCGGAAGTACCAAGAATACGAATGTAATACCCGCACCAGTTACTTCCCCAGTCATAGGTTGAGACGCCATTTGCAGTACTACCTACATAGGATGGGTAGTTGTCTACCAGATATGGTTCAATGATCGCGGTTTCGCCAACGTCAATTAAACCAGCGTGAACAGCAGCTGAAGAAAACGTTGAGTCATCTGTGTAGGGATTGGAACCCCAGATTGCGCCACCAGAAGTTCCAGTGACAGTAAAGGCTTGATATGGACCGCAGCCATTATTTCCAGGAGTAAAAGGCAGTGGTGCTGGAGTGATAGATAAATTTACATTATCAATGCTCGGACCGTAGTGCCCAGCCCAGTATCCATTGTCTATACCACTAAAGGTTATTGTAGCGGTTGTTGCTCCCTCAGGAATGGTAATGGACAAACTGAAGTTTTCCAGGTTATGGGAAATAGATCTAGTGACCGTAGCTGAAGCGGGAGAGGGGGAGTCTGAGGATAGAGTTGCTGTCCAGGTGTCTGACACAGCACCTTGGCCTATGCTATTCGTCGTACTATTATTAACCACAAATGAAAAATTTATAATCTCTCCTGGTGTGACAGGAATAGATTGAAAAACTTCGCCCGTTTCATAAGAAAATTGCAAAGAGCCATTGAATAAAACTCCAGAGCCTCCGTTCTGGGAGACAGTCCATCCGGAGGATCCATTAAAGTCTCCATTGACAAAAGTGTTACTTGCTTGCGCACTGGATAGTGGTGCAAAAAATCCTACAACAGCTATACTTACCGTTGATAATCTAAATAAATTACTTATAAAATTCCGCATAAAGACTCCCATCCTCTTGTGCAATAGTAAGACTAAACTCCTTGAATCAAATTGACTTTAACTAGCGCAAAGCTGAAAAATATGTTACTATTGTTCTATAAAGCGCTTACTTTATCTATTTTTATAGAGGTTTTTAATGGCCAATACCCTTGTTATAAAAAATTCAGGTACTTCTACGTCCGTACCCTCTGCTCTGACTCATGGTGAAGTAGCAATCAATTATGCAGACGGTAAAATATTTTATAAAAACGCATCTAATACTATCGTTGCTTCTAAATTAATTACTGCAATTACTGGAACAACAGATCAAATAAATGTAACTGAAACATCTGGTTCTTTTGCAATTAGCTTACCATCCTCTATATCAGTTACCAATAATGTAACTGCTGGAGGCTATCTTATTTCTAACAACTCATCTGGTGATGAGGGTGGTGAAATATTCCTAAAGAAAGCTGTTACAAATACCACTCTGACTGGTGGTGTTACCATTGATGTCTATCAAAACAGGCTTCGTTTTTTTGAGCAGGGGGGGACAGCCAGGGGTTTTTATATTGACATAAGTACTGGAGGCAATGGTGCCAGTACGGACATTCTTGCTGGCGTACAGGGCCCCCAAGGTGCCCAAGGCCCCCAAGGTGCAACTGGATCACAAGGCGCTACCGGCCCTCAGGGTACACAAGGCCCCCAAGGTGCTACGGGTTCCCAGGGTTCACAAGGGCCACAGGGGGACATTGGCCCCCAAGGTGCCACAGGTCCCCAAGGTTCTACTGGGCCACAAGGTTCTACCGGTCCCCAGGGAGATGTGGGTCCACAGGGTGCACAAGGAGCAACAGGATCTCAAGGCCCGCAAGGGGCAGTAGGAGCACAGGGAGCTACTGGGCCCCAAGGTTCAACTGGAGCACAAGGCGCTACGGGTCCACAAGGAGACGCTGGACCCCAAGGCGCAACTGGCCCCCAAGGTTCTACGGGAGCACAAGGGGCAACTGGAGCACAAGGACCACAGGGTGATATTGGTCCACAGGGGGCAACTGGACCACAAGGTGCACAGGGAGATGTTGGTTCACAAGGGGCTACTGGCCCCCAAGGTGCTCAAGGTGCCACAGGCGCGCAAGGCCCACAAGGCGCTACTGGCCCCCAAGGTGCCACTGGACCTCAGGGTTCAACTGGAGCACAAGGCGCTCAGGGTCCAGTTGGTGGAGATGGTCCACAGGGTGACGTTGGCCCTCAAGGCGCTACTGGCCCTCAGGGAGCAACAGGGGCTCAGGGTCCACAGGGGGCTACCGGAGCACAAGGCTCAACGGGAGCCCAAGGAGCTACAGGCGCCCAAGGACCGCAAGGTCCTCAAGGAGATATAGGTCCTCAGGGAGCTACTGGTGCCCAGGGAGCTACTGGTGCCCAAGGAGCCACGGGGGCACAAGGTGACACTGGACCACAGGGTTCGACTGGACCACAAGGAGATGTGGGTCCTCAAGGTGCAGTTGGCTCACAGGGAGCTCAAGGTGCAACGGGCCCCCAAGGTGCTACTGGCCCCCAAGGTTCTACTGGTCCTCAGGGGCCACAGGGCCCACAAGGAGATACTGGCCCGCAAGGTGCAACAGGTGCACAGGGTGCCACAGGCGCCCAAGGACCGCAAGGAGCTACTGGTTCTCAAGGCGCACAAGGAGTCCAGGGTTCACAAGGGCCACAAGGCCCAGTCGGAAACCTTAACTCACACGAATCAGTAAGAACCGCTACAAATGCAGCCCTTCCCAACTCTCCTACATATACTGCTGGTACTGCTGATGACAATAACGGAACTGGCGATGGCGCGTATCTTCAAGCATCAACATTTGGTGCTCTTGTTGTTGACTCACGTACTGTTGTTGCCAACGACAGAGTTCTCGTTAAAAACCAAATTAACCAAATCCATAACGGTATCTATGTTGTAACAACAGTTGGCGACGGCTCTACATATTGGCGACTAACTCGTACCTCCGACTTTGACAATACCGATGGTACAGAAGTTCAAAACGGTGACTATGTTTTTGTTTCACTAGGAACAGCAAATACGGGTACATCTTGGATGATGAACTCAATCGGTACGAATCCAGACAATTCAATAATTATCGGAACAGACGGAATGAACTGGGTTAATGTTGGTGGTGCTGGTCCACAAGGCGCTCAAGGACCGCAAGGTGCTGGTGGAACAATTGCATACTGGGGTTCATTTTGGTCAAATCAAGATCAAACCGCAGTAGCTGCAAATACAGCTTATGCAATAACTTATGATAATTATGATTCTAATAATTTTGGAGTAACACTTTCTAATAATTCAAGAATTAATTTCGGTTATGCTGGCGTATATTCTTTGACTTTCTCAGTCCAATGGGCAAACAGTGATAGTCAGATTCATGATGCAAATATCTGGTTTAAGAAGAATGGTTCTAATATTCCTGACTCAGATAGCCGATGGAGCGTTGTTGAAAGCCATGGCGGAACAGATGGTAGAGCCATAGGTACAGTTAACCTGGTCTTAAGCCTCAATGCTAATGACTATATTGAGTTGTTTTGGCAAACAACAAATACTGGTATATCACTTGATTATTTTCCAGCAGTTTCTCCAGCACCAGCAATTCCTTCTATTATATTTACCGCTGTTCAGGTTACCTATACACAAGTTGGACCTCAAGGGCCCCAAGGTGCAACGGGTTCTCAGGGGGCAACTGGACCCCAGGGCGCTACAGGCGCTCAAGGTGCTACTGGAGCGCAAGGGTCACAAGGTGCTACTGGAGCTCAGGGAGCCACAGGTGCCCAAGGAGATACAGGACCGCAAGGTTCAACAGGCGCTCAAGGTCCAATAGGACCTCAGGGTGACACTGGACCTCAGGGCCCTCAGGGATCTGTTGGCCCTCAAGGAGCCACTGGTCCTCAAGGAGCCACAGGTCCCCAAGGTGCAACTGGCCCACAAGGAGATGTCGGGCCCCAAGGTGCTACAGGTGCCCAGGGTGCAACCGGACCACAGGGGGCACAGGGAGCCACAGGTCCTCAGGGCGCAACAGGCGCCCAAGGTGCTACTGGCGCTCAAGGAGATGTTGGTCCACAGGGTTCCGTGGGTCCACAGGGACCACAAGGTTCTATTGGACCTCAAGGTGAAACGGGGTCACAGGGTGCAACTGGTCCACAAGGTGCTACTGGTGCCCAAGGTGCTACAGGAGCCCAAGGCGATACTGGTCCCCAAGGTTCAACTGGACCACAGGGACCACAGGGTGACACAGGTCCTCAAGGTTCAACTGGTGCTACTGGCCCCCAAGGAGCTACCGGTGCTCAAGGTGCTACTGGCCCTCAAGGCGCCACTGGCCCTCAAGGCGCCACTGGCCCACAAGGTGATATCGGTCCTCAGGGTGCCCAAGGAGCCACAGGCCCTCAAGGAGCTACAGGCGCTCAAGGAGCTACCGGTCCTCAAGGTGCTACAGGTCCCCAGGGAGACATGGGACCGCAAGGATCAACAGGTCCACAAGGGCCCCAAGGTGCAACTGGAGCACAAGGTGCTACTGGTCCAGTAGCTGGTTCTGCTAATCAAGTTGTCTATAAAGATGGTTCTAATGCAGCTGCTGGCAGCGCAAACCTTACCTTTGACGGAACACGCCTAACAGCAGCAGCCTTAACGGTTGATACAAATACTCTTTATGTTGATGCAACTAATAATCGTGTTGGTGTTGGCACTTCTTCACCATCTGTTGAGCTCGATGTTCTTGGAACTCAAGTTATTCGTGTGGCATCCACGCAAGATGGTATTCAGTTGGCCGGTCGTGCTGGCGGAACTGGATCATTGTCTACAAAATTTATACCAACTACGTTGACCGCAAACAGAACATTAACTTTACCAAATAAATCTGGAACTGTTGCTACAACAGCTGATATTGGTCTTGTTTACTTGTCAAGTGGCACATTCTCTGGCGCAACAGTAGTCAACTTGCAGTCAATATTTTCGTCTACTTATGATAATTATCGTCTTGTATTAACAAACTTGCAAGCAGCAAGCGGAGACTTTTATCTCTTCTATATCAATATGCTTTCTGGTGGCACAGCAGCAGCAACAGCTTACTACTACGCTATGCAGGGACTTACATTTGGCGGAGTCGCAGACAATTATACTGGGCAAAATTCAAGCATAGGAGTATGTGGTGGAATATCTAACTCGGATATTCATATTGTTATGGATATATCTCGCCCATTTGTTGCAGATAGAACAATTATTTCAGCGCACTGTGCGTCGGCATGGGGTAACTATACATCCACTGTTCAACATACAACGGCATCGTCTTATGATGGAATACAGCTTAACAATTTCAGATTAGGAGCAAGCACTGTCAATCTTTCTGGAACATGGAAACTTTATGGATATACAAACTAATAGGAGATTAAAATGCCACGTGTGAAATACACATATGATGGTTCAACTGAAACGGAAACGACAGCAAACTTTTCTGGAGCAGAAGAAACCGCTCAGGATGCACTGGATGCATCGAATCAGTCTGATTACAATACAAACTCTAAACAAGTTAGTAGAGATATAGCCGATAATCGTCGGTTTATAATGGAGGTCATCTAATGGCGTTGCAAATGAAAAGGCTATCTGGTCCAGAAAATTTTGCTGTAGCAGACACCGCAGAAGATTTATATACAGTTCCAAGAAATACTGGTTATACTACAACTGCTGTTATTAAAGAGATTATATTATGTAATACCGCAGCATCTAGTGCAACAGTGACGCTTTGGTTAAAGCCTAAGAATGTTACGGTAGGCACCGATCATATTTTTATCAATTCATTAACACTTGCTGCAAACGAAACTGTTACACTGTCAACATCCTTAGTTTTAACTAATTCTGATAATACAGCTGGTGATACTTATTCTGATAAAATAAGAGGTAAAGCTAGCACTACTACGGTTAATTATATGATCAATGGATATGAAGAATACTGATAATTATGGGAAAGTTTATTAGAGTTAACAATACTACAACTGGTGTGAGTTTTGTTGGTGGCACTTCGTCTACATACTCTGATTTACTAACATTGGGTAACCTAGTTGACGTTGCTGATCAAATATACGGATCAGGAGCCGATGGTTCTGTTACCTTTGATGGTTCAAGTACCGTCTTATCAATGGCCCCATCAACTTCAGTATACACTATGACAAGGGATATATATTGCTATAATTTAACTTTGTCAGCAAACGTTCGTTTAAATCCAGCTGGATATAGAATATTTGTACAAAATAGTTTAACTTTTGGTAGTGGTTCTACTATAGGTTTCACAACAGGCTTTTCTACTGCCGGATCAATTCAGCAAGGGGGCGCAAACAATACTGCTGTCACCCATAGTCTTGGTGGTTCTAGCGCTACTCAAACTGCAACTGCACCGACAGCTGCAACTGGTGGCACTGATTATTATAAGCAGTCGTTCCAAGCTGTCCGAGGCTACTCCATAACAGGGTCCTCAACTACTCCAACCTTTTTGCGTGGTGGAGCTGGTGGCGTTTCTGGAGCTGGTGGTGGCGTTGTAATACTCGCAGCAAGATTTATCACTGTTTCAAGTGGCACTGGTTATATTAAGGCACCAGGTACAAGCGGTTCTGGTGGCGGTGGTGGCGGAGCAATTATTGTCATATCTTCATCCGCAGCTTTAAATAGTGGAATAACAACTGACGTTACTGGTGGAACCAGCTGCGCTGCCGGAAATGTTATTTATTGTCAGGTAGCTTAATTATGAGTAACCGTATTCGTAGACTTAATCAAACTAAAACTCAACGTGATGATTCTATTTTTGGCGAAGGAACAGACGGTGATGTAACCATAACTAGTGGAACTACATATTTAACTAAAGATATGTATTACACTAATTTAACAGTTGATTCTGGAGCAACATTATTTACGAATGGATTTCGTATATTTGTTAACGGAACACTTACAAATAATGGCACCTTAGGTATGCCCGCGGCAACTTTGTCAAATATTTCCGATGGATCAGGCACAGTATCTGGTAGACAGAACGCATTAAACCCAGCAAGCGCCTGGGGCACAAGTAATACAACAATTGATCCCACAGTCCTGCATGATTTAGACGATTCAATTTCTGGCTGGCTTATAACAAGCGCTGGAACAATAACAAAAATTGGTGGCGGTTCTCTTGGCACTTCCGGTACATCGGGAAACGTTACAGCAGCAACAGGACCATTTGCTGGGAACGCTGGTAACTTTATCGGAGCAACTGTTGGTCAAGCTGGTGGTGCCGGAAATGCTGGCACTGCGGGAAATGCTGCTACTGCTGGAACGGGCGGAGTTGGCGGGCCTGGTGGAGGGCTGGTAATAATTATTGCAAAAACTATAGCTGGATCTGGAACAATAGTTAGTTATGGTTATGCAGGCGGCGCAGGCAATCCAGCAACCCAAGGTAATCCCGGTTCAGCTGGAAACCCCGCACCAAATATAACTGGATATCATAATTCTGGTAACTTTCCACATAATGCTGGTGGTACTATTGTTAATCCAACTTCTGGTACTCCACACCCTTCTGGGCATAATGCTGGATCACACCCCCATCCATCTGGAGCGCATCCGCATCCAGATGGCGGCCCTCATGCTAACCCTCATAATGCGGTTCTTCATACCGCAACCGGGCACCATAATGCATCGAACACACATATCCACGCGCCCCATGGGCACAATGCCGTAACACATCGATCTGCCCCATATGTAACATATGTTTTAGGTCATAATGGTGGTTCCGCTCATAACTCTGGTCACGGCAGTCATCCCCATGGTGTTAATGGACATAGAGTTTCTGGTCATAATGGAAACTCAAATGCATCTCATGGCTCCCATGCATCAGGAATTAGTGTTAACTCAATTGGCTTCAGCAACCATAATGGAACGGTAAACAAAAACTCAACAATTAATTCTGGTCATGGCCATCACGCTGGCAATCATAACGCTGGCAATCATCCATATTCTCATCCATCAGGATCATTTCCTAATAACCCAGCTTCTCACCACAATGGACACGTTTACACGAATGCAGGACATGGTCACCACCATGTCGCTGCTGCATCGCACCCCGCTACAAATGCTCCGCATACTAACATTCCTAGCGTTGGATTAAACTCTGGCCACAATGGCGTCCAGCACCACCACGCAGGGCATCATCCACACCCTGCTGGATCACATCCGCACCCTGCTGGTAGTACAGGGCCATCTCCCCATAGTGGCACACCTCATCCTTCTGGCCACAACGCTGGTAGTCATCCCCACAGTGCTGCTACCGTTAATGTAATAACAGGAGCTGTAACCAGTAATAGAACTAGTGCCCCAAGTCATAACGCTACAAATGTTAACTTTAGTGGTGGTACTGGTGGAGCAGCTGGAGCAGCAGGTGCTGCCAATGCAGGAAATCCAGGAAATCAAGGTAGTACAGGTGGAATAATTGTGGTTACAAGAAATCCTGGAAATGTTTCACCACAAATAGGCCATTCAAATTATTCAAAAATAATAGATATTTAACACAAATATGGTATAATATAAGGAAAACAAGGAGTAAAAATGACATTTTTTAATTCAATTACAAATGAACGCAAAATCCAAATTCTTACTTTAAGAATATCCTCTCTTAAAGAGCAACTATGGATGATTCTAATAGACGCTGGTTTAATTCCAGAAGAATTAGATATGGCTGCATTTGATCCTGAAACAGATATTTCAGAGGAAAATGCACATTATAGAATACAAGTATCTCAAACATTAGATCTAATTAATAAAACTGAATTAATTAAGTCTGGAATTACGGTTTGATATGAAATTTGTTGAGCACGCTCCGTGCATTGTTCAGTATGATAATATTTTTAAAGCAGAAAAGTTTTTAGAATTATTAGAATCTGAGTGCAATGAATCATGGGGCTATCTAAGCTGGCAACGTTCAACTGTCGGCACTGGTGAAGTCTCAGATATGCGTACATCTTTTGGCTGCGAACTTTCTCCTCTAAGTGTAGATAACATTGAAGTTGATAGAGTCAAGCCTCTTGTTGAAGAGTGGAGAAATTTGTGGTCCAAAATAGACCCAATTGTTTGGGATTATAGAAATAATTTTGAATTAGACCTAGAAGCTGATGAGGGCTATAGAGTGCTCAAATACAATGGTGGCGCAGAATATAAAGCTCACCATGATCATTTTAGGACAAACGAAAGAAGTTTAAGCCTAGTTGCATTTCTTAATGATAATTATACGGGTGGTAATTTAGTCTTTCCAAAATTTAACGTATCAATAAAACCAAAAGCCGGAAGTGTAATACTATTTCCTTCCAACTTTCCGTATACCCATATAGCTGAACCTGTTGGTAAAAGCGACAATTCAATTAAATACTCTTTAGTGACGTGGTTTAGATGAATCCAGAAGACGAATATCCAAATATTGAATCTTTTCCAGAAACCAACTTTGATCATACATCTGGTAGATACATAACTGATAATGAAATTATTAACTGCACTATGTTAGATGCTTCTTTTATATTTAACCTGGAGAATGAAGAAGATGGGATATAATTTACAAAATGATTTTGATTACGTTAGCAACACATTGCTAACAATGGCATCCGTTGTTGGGGTTGACATTAATAATCTTTCCGATGTTACTCTCAATGATTTAATGGAGGCATGTGCTAATACATTTGGTAGCGCAGAACATAATCAAGATTCCCCAATTGCATCGGCTCAGTATGCAGAATTAAGAAGATATCAGGCCTCCTTTAAAAGATTTTGGTATATGTATAGTGTTTTAAATTGGAGAATAAATAATGCTTAATAATTATGATTTGTTTAAATTGACAAATATTCTTTCTCACACCACGTCATCAGATATTAATCCCATTGATATTGCCAACAATAATTCTATTATTATCCAAGATGAAATTAATACTGGAGTAGATAGAAGTAGAAATGCTATTGGATATTCTGTTCAGTTAAATTGGTTAGATCAAATAAGTG